GGCCCCTCCACTTCGCCCTTGGCAAGATTAAACTAAAGGATTAAGATGAGTAAAGCATCAAACAATAAAGTAAAACTCAATGACATGGTGAGCGTCAAGGATTTTGGGGCTGTCGGCAATGGGGTGGCAGACGATACGGCTGCTATAAATGCCGCAATTTTAGTTTGTCAAAGTGCATCGCAATCCAGTCTTTTCTTCCCAAAGGGGATATATCGAGTTCAAAACACCATTATTTTGGGTGCAGGTGGAACGCGAGGAATTGCGTTTATTGGTGAGACCGCTACTCCTCAGCAAGGCTCAGACAGACCGGCAGTAACAATTCGCTGGCATGGTGGCGCATCATCAATGTTTGACGTGCAAAGCACCTATTTTAGTTTTTACAACATTGCTTTTGAAAACTTCGGCACAGCGTCAGATGTTTGGTTGCTGACTGCGGCGATGCACATGGTACTGGACAATTGTTCATTTGTCCTTGGAAGCGGTGCCACACGCTTTTCTCGCAGTGTCATGTACTCCGATGGCAATGAATTTGGCTACTCAGTTGTAAAGAATTGCACAATTCAGAACGCAGCGCCTAATTTCTTGCTTATTGATGGCAAGGGAACTGGCAACGGCATCACGCCAATCCTGTTTGAAAACAATGTTATTGAAAGCAATTCTGCCGGAGGACACACTGTTGTTTATGTCAAAGACGAAGGCATTGATATTCTTACGTTTAGGGCGAACACGTTCAATGGACAAGCTAATCAACAATTGACAATTGTTGACACAAACGACACCCCATTGTCCGAAACAATCGCTTGCCTGAATTTTTACGATAACGAGATTGATCTAGTTGCAAACACCGCAACAGATAGATGTTTCCGTTTGACGAACGTAACAAACGTCAACATGTGGGGCAATCAAGTGCAAGGTGGCGGGACAGTTACCGCCATTGGAAATTTGGTCAATAGCACAGTTACCGCATTCACCGGCAACAATGGTTCTTCGATTGGTGGGCCATTCTGGTCTTGCGATGCTACCTCTCGCGTTTTTCCCGGTGTAAATAAGTTCAACAACGCCAACACCAACGGGATTGGTTCAGACCCTGGGAGTGGCAAAGCGGGCGGGGTGTTGCAAGTTGTTACCGCAACTTATTCAACGCAGACAACTCTTACCACCAGCTATGCAGATTTGGTGTCAGCCACAATTACTCCTTTGAGCAAAACAAGCAAAATTATTGTTTTTGCCAATGTCAATGGTCTTGCTGTAACCGGAACCACAACCAGCATTCAGGCACGCATCAATCGCGGGGCCACTGCACTGCTTGATATTGAAAAAGAAGCCGGTTATGCGGGGGCCGTTACTACAGAGCTGGCGATTGGTGGGATTGGCGCAACGTATATGGATGCCCCAAGCAGCACGTCAGCATTGACGTACAAAATTCAAATACAGAAAACCGGTGCGGGCGGGGCATTCGCCAACATATCGAGTGGAGCTTCAACGATCACCGTAATGGAAGTTGCAGCATGATTTCCCACGACCGCCCATAGCAAAAGCATTTCAGCAAGCAATAACTAGGAAACCCTTATGGCATACAAAACCTCAGCTTGGCAAAGAAAAGAGGGCAAAGACCCAAAAGGCGGTTTGAATGCCAAAGGGCGAGCCGCTTATAATCGAGAGACAGGGGGTAATCTAAAGCCTCCTGCTCCAAATCCAAAAACAAAGAAAGACGCCGCAAGGCGCAAATCATTCTGTGCTCGTATGTCAGGGATGCCGGGGCCAATGAAGGATGAAAAAGGTAGGCCAACACGGAAAGCCCTGTCACTTAAATCGTGGAAATGTTAACTATGGATGATAGAGCATTCGGAAAAATTGAAGCGCAAGTAGAGGCTTTGGAGAAACAAGTTGACGCTCTCACTTCAAAAGTGGATGCTCTGCTCGAACTTGCAAATAAAAGTAAAGGGGGCTTTTGGATGGGCATGACTATTGCCTCGATTCTAGGCGCTGTTGTTGCCTGGGCTATTGACCATTTAATTATTAAATGATATGATACACGATAAACCTTTACGAGATAGTCAAGGGAAAATGTTGACTATTGGATTGTTCAAAGAAACTGCACAACCAGGGAATAAAATGCCTGCTCCATTCTCATTGGCTGAATGGAAGAATGTGTATATTGAGATGAGTGATCCAACGGAATACTTGCCTGCTATGGCCCTTACAGGTGATTGGCAACACTGGCAAGCAATTCGCAATCACCACAAACTAAAGCACATCTTTGATTTCTGGGCACAAGAACTGGAAATGAAACTAAAGAGTGAAGCTGTGCGAACAATGATTTCTCAGTCAATGCAACCAGGTGGTACTGCCGCTGCAAAATGGCTTGCAGAAAAAGGCTATTTGCAAGATGTGACAAACAAGAAGGCAGTTGGTAGGCCAAAGACTGAAGAGAAAATGGCAGACATTCCAACAAATGTTGCAAACAAATTGGAGAACGTGTTGCACCTTGTTGCTAATAGGAAATAATTATGCCATACAAACGTAACTATCAAAAAGAAAACGAGTATAAAAGCAAGCCAGATCAAATCAAGAAACGTGTAATGCGGAATGCAGCGCGTCGTAAACTTGAGCGAGAAGGGCTTGTTTCTAAAGGTGATGGCACCCATGTTGACCATAAGAAACCACTGAGCAAAGGTGGCAGCAATGCACGTTCTAACCTACGTGTACGTTCTGCAAGTGCAAATTCTTCGTATCAACGAAAATCAGACGGAAGTATGAAGTACAAAAGTCAAAAATAAAGGGATAAAATGGCAAAGCTGACCGAGCTTGACTTAAAACATCTAAGAGAAGAAGCAGAAAGTTCTTTGCTTTCTTTTATTAAAATTGTTAGTCCACACCGAGTATTAGGTGCTGTTCACGAAGAATTATGTTCTTGGTGGCAAAGGCATGATGCAAAAGATAATCAATTAGTGTTGCTTCCACGCGATCACCAGAAGAGTGCAATGATTGCATATCGTGTTGCGTGGTGGATTACCAAACACCCTGAAACTACAATTTTATATATTTCAGCCACAGCAAATCTTGCCGAAAAGCAGCTAAAGGCTATTAAAGATATTCTCACTTCCGACATTTATAAAACTCTTTGGCCTAACATGGTTAATGAGGATATTGGGAAAAGAGAACGTTGGTCAATGGACGAAATTTCTGTTGACCATCCCCGACGAAAAGCAGAAGGTACGCGGGATGCAACAGTTAAGGCGGCAGGTATAACGACTAATACAACAGGGCTACATTGTAACGTAGCAGTGCTGGATGACGTTGTTGTTCCTGATAATGCGTACACCGACACTGGTAGGCAAGCAGTGCGGGCAGCTTACTCACAACTTGCTTCGATTCAGACCACAGGTGCTAAAGAATGGGTGGTTGGTACTCGTTACCATCCTGCCGATCTTTATAAAGACCTGATGGACATGGTAGAAGTTACTTGGGATGACGACACAGACGAAGAGATTGAAACGCCTGTGTACGAAACTTTTGAGAGAGTTGTTGAGAAGAATGGGGAGTTTCTATGGCCTAAACAACGTAGGCCAGATGGTAAGGTATTCGGGTTTGACGACCGGGAGCTTGCTCGTAAAAAAGCGAAATATCTCGATAAGGGACAATTTTACGCACAATACTATAACAACCCAAACAACTCAGAAGATAATCTGATTGATAAAGGGAGGTTTCAGTATTATGACAGGGATAAAATTTCTTGTGTTTCTGGTTCTTGGTTTATTGGGAATGAAAACATTTCGGTTTATGCAGCTATGGACTTCGCATTTAGTCTTAGTGATAAGTCAGATTATACGGTAATTATTGTCATCGGTGTTGACGAAAACAATAACTACTATATCCTTGACATAGACAGATTCAAGACAAATTCCATTTCTTTTATGTATGACAAAGCAGAGAGGTCATATAGGAAGTGGAGATTCAAGAAAATGCGTTGTGAAGTTGTAGCAGCACAAAAGATGATTGTGCAACAGTTTAAAGAATACATGCGAGGACAAGATATTTCTTTCACCATTGATGAGTTTAATCCTCCAAAGACAATGAAGAAAGAAGAGCGTATTGCTTCTGTTCTTGAACCACGTTACAATAACAACCAGATTTGGCATTATAAAGGTGGGCATTGCCAAACACTAGAAGAAGAACTTGTATTAAATAAGCCAGAGCATGATGATGTTAAAGATGCTCTAGCGTCATGTATTGAAATTTGCAAACCATCTGTCTCTAATAAAAATTGGAAACGTTCAAGTAACGTCATTTTCAATTCTAGATGGGGTGGGGTTTCTAGGTAAAGGATTAAAATGAATGAAAGTCTGCAAGTAGAATCATTGGAACCTGACGCACTGGCAAATAAAATTGCTGATATGTGGGTTCGATGGGATGATAACCGAGCACAGTGGAAAGCAGATTGCCTAGAGCTTCGGCAATATCTATTTGCAACTGACACTCGTAAAACATCCAATTCCAAAAATAGCTGGAACAACAGTACAGTTACACCTAAACTAACACAAGTGCGGGACAATCTCCATGCAAACTACATGGCTGCATTGTTTCCTTCTGAAGATTGGTTTTACTGGGAAAGCACTGAGAAAACACCAGATGCTTTGCGTAAACGTGAAAGTATTGTTGCATACATGAAGCAGAAGTTGAAGGCCAGTAACTTTCAACTTCTTACTTCACAACTTGT